TAGACTATCATCACAGGGTTGGGGAACTACTGGATATGTTCCATCTATTGGACGTATTAATATTCAAGCGACTCAAAACTTTACTGATAGTGCCGCTGGTACTAGAGTTCGTTTTCAGTTAACGCCAACAAATTCAAATGTAATTCAAACAACTTCTGCTGATATTGATTCTACGGGTTTAAGTTTTGTTGGCAATAGCGATGGCGGCATTACATTTAGAGATGGCACAAGACAGATTACTGCCGCAAATAATATTGACCAGTATGCTAGAAGCACGGCAAACTCCGCATGGACAACTGCTAACACACAATCCGATTGGAACGTTTCTGATAATACTAGTGTAGCGTTCATTAAAAACAAACCAACATTAGTAACGACACTCAACGACTTAAGCGATGCAACAATCGTAAGTCCATTAAACGAACAAGTTTTAGTATACAATACTGCAACTGGTCAATGGATTAATCAAGCGATTGGTATCTCAGCTAACAATCTAACAACAGGTTATTTTGGCTCATTCTTTTATAGTGGTGCAAACGTTGCACTTTCAAACACATCATTAGCATATACTGTTCCTGTTACAGGTTCATATAGTGGTACGAATGGTGTAACTATTGGTGGTAATAATGATATTGTGATTGCTTATGCAGGAACTTATCACATTGAATATTCTATTCAGTTAGAAAATGCTGGAAATTCTGACGATGACGTTGATGTGTGGGTTCGAGTGAATGGAGTAAATGTAGCAAATTCGGGTAGCAAATTTTCTGTCAACAGAAAAAATAATGCTAATGACCCAGGAAGTCTTATTGCTGTCACGCCATTTATGTTGACTCTCAATGCGGCGGATAGAGTTCAGTTTGAAGTTGCATCTTCTGCGGGTCAAACAAAAATAGCATCATATCCCACACAAATTAATCCAACGACACCTGCAATACCTGCTGTTATCGTCAACGTTAATCAAGTATCATCTATTGTTATTCCAAACGACATTGCTGGTACTGCGAATAATGCATCAAATCTTGGGGGATTCTCTGCCAATTCATACATAAGATTAAGCACACTAAAATCAGTAGTGGCTAGCAGTACTAGTTTTGCTGATTTTCAAACAAGAATAGCAAACTTGTGATAGGTATATAAAAACATGGCACTTAATTTTCCATCATCACCAGCATTGAATCAGACTCACACAGTCGGCACAAAGACTTGGAAGTGGAATGGCTATGCGTGGGACGTACAATTACAAACTGCGGCTGATAGTGCATCTTTAATTGCCGCATGGGGAACTGCAAATTCTGCATTCGCACAAGCCAATACAGCAACCACACTAGCGCAAGCGGCATACGATCAAGCTAATACTGGTGGTGGCGGTGGTGCGACAGAATCATTAAATGTAAATTTTAATAATAGCAACGCATCTCAATACAAAATTGTTGCATTGAACGCTAATGCACAAACTGTCCTTGCAACATCATTAGAAATAGGACAAATTGACAGAGTTTTAGGCGTTTTAGATAACGCAGGAGAAACGGTTACGTTTGGTGCTATCACAAATCCATCATGGACTTGGACTCCAGAACAGTCATTGTATCTAGGAAGCAACGGCGCAATTGTCACAACATCGACTATTGACGGAGCCGCATTTTCTTTGAAGATTGGATATGCTATCTCGGCAACAAAAGCGTTTATTAAAATCGGAACACCAATCGTTTTATAAATAGATATAAAATATTAAGGAGCAATCTACATGGCAAACGCACTTTACCCAAAAGCAAAACAAGCATTTTTAAATGGCAGTATCAACATGGCAGCTAATACAGTTACGTTGGCGCTTATCGATACTGGTGTTTATACTTATAGTGCATCACATGAATTTCGAAGTGATGTGTCAAATACTGCTGTAATTTCAACATCTACACTAGCCAATAAAACGATTACGAATGGAGTTTTTGATGCGGATGATGCGACATTTACATCTGTTACTGGCGCAAATTGTGAAGCACTTCTTATATTTTCGGATACCGGAGTTCAAGGCACATCTAGATTAATTGCATATATTGATAATGCAACTGGTTTGCCAATTCTACCTAACGGAGGTGATATTACTGTAGTATTCTCTAGTGGTGCAAACAAGATTTTCTCTCTTTAATTTGTTTTTGAAATCGTAATGGTATGGCGACTCAATTTATATATCAAAATGAAACCCTATATGATAGTTTAGGCGTTGTTGAATTTGGCAATGTAGTCATATTAGATTATCAAACAACAAGATTTGATGATACAGTTTTACCTATAAATTTATTTGGCGACACACAACTAAATTCAATAATTTATGTTGATTCTATAGACTCAACTTCAGTTCTTGGTGCAACCCGATTTGAGTATAATCAAAACGTCTTCTTGGGTGATAATATTGAAGCACTTTCAATATACCCAATTCAGAATTATGTAAGCACGACAATCTCTGAAGTAATTGCTTCATTAGAGTACTCGATTGCATCGAATCTTGCATTTGGATTAAATAATGTAAAAATCATAATAAATGCAAATTCTATTGATCCTGAAATATCATTTGGAACTTCTTCACTATCAAGAAACATAACGTTAGAGTCGATTGGTGTTGATGTTGTATTTGGCAATTCTCGAATCAACATGGAAATTGATGATGTTCCATTCCCATCGATAGAGTCAACAGTAGTAATTTCTCAGCCAAGCGTTAGATATGTTATTGGTCCATTAGGTATTGCTACGACAGCAAACTTTGGAACTTCAAACTTTATTGACAACATTCATAGATTGCTTGTTTTTAAAGACGATAACATATCTAAAGTGGGTGACAATGATGCGGTAGTTGTTGCTGGTGGAATTAGAATCAACCCATCGTCAGCAGGATCACAAACGGCAGCGGCTGGTAATGCAACACTTCCGAGTAATCCGGTAGGGTTTATATCAATAAATATTGGTGGAACCGACTACATGATGCCGTATTACAATCCATAAAAACGATAAAGTATAAATAACATAAACAAACGGAGATATACTATGGAAAATATTCAGACAGCAATTCAGAGTGCATATGATGCAAAACCTACAGAATTTAAAAGTTCTATTCTTGACGCATTAAACGACAAGATTCAGAATCATATTTCTGTTAAACGAATGGAATTGGCAGGGTCGATTTTTAAAGATAGCGAAGAAGAAGTCGCATCTGGTGAAGAGGAATTTCAATCTAGTTCAGAAGGAAATGTAGATGAAGAACTTTAAAAGTTTTATCCAGTTGGATGAAATAGAACGAGTAAAATATAAAGACGGCATTGCCAATAAAATGGCAGCCGTGTCGTATCTTGCCCAAGTAAAAGATCCAGGTGATTTAGAAAAAGTAGGACCTGAAGAGGTTGGACCGCACGACACCAAAAAAGGTTCTGGCAAGCGTCCGGCTGACAGACTCGATAACAAGCAACCATTCGGTGAAGCTGAGAGTCATCAGTCTAAAACTACGATGAAGCATATCAACAAACCAAATGCCGCTGAAAAGAAAGCCGCTAAAGATATCAAGCCTGGTATCAAAGGTGTTAAAGATAGACTAGATATGCTTAAAGCCGCAAAGGCACGTGGTGCTTTAAAGAATGAAGACGTTGAGTTACTTTCTGATTTGTATGACAAACTAGATGAAAGCAATCAAGAAATCTTTTTGAATCAGTTGGAAGAAGATGTTGAAGTACTTTTAGCATTTGCAAAAACTATAGCGGAAGAATAAAATGGCAGATACAGTAACCTCACAAACGCTAAAAGATAGCGCATCGGCATGGGCAGTTAAGCTGACAAATATTTCTGACGGCACTGGTGAAGCAGGCGTTGTAAAAGTTTCTGCAAACACACTAATTGCATCTGATGGCGGAGCAACACAACGATTGTCAATCAATAAAATATTTTGGAATGTAGCAAGAGGTACTTCATCACTGCAAGACCCTAGAGTTACATTGGCGTGGAGAGGAACATCAAACACAACTATTGTGACTTTGACTGGCTCTGGCACTCTAGACTTGACAACAAATTTACAAGCACCACTCACAAACAATGCTGGCGCTGGTGCCAATGGAGATATCTTGTTAACTACTACAGGATTTACTGCTAGTGCTGGATATACAATCATATTAGAAGGCAAGAAGACTGCTGGATATTCTAGCCGTGAAACTACCGATGATGGTGTAAGCCCATAATATGTTGAAATTTAAAGAGTTTATATCTCTCTCTGATGAACAGTTAGATGAAGCTAGAATTGTAAAAGTCAATAGAGTACGTGCTGGAATTGTTCAGCGCAGAAAAGTTGTTTCTGCAACACCTGGATATAAAGTCTTAGGAGGCAAACTTGTCAGAATGTCTTCACAAGAAAAAATGCATCGTAGAATTGCACAACGCAAAGCGGCTAGAAAACGTGCACCAAAACTTGCTTTGATTCTACGTAAAAGAACAAGGTCACTTAAAAAGAGAACATCGGCGGGACTAAAATGAAACTAATTACAGAAATCAATGAGCAAGTAAATATCATCACCGAAGCAAACGAAGCTGGCGGTAGAAGTTTCTTCATTGAAGGCATCTTCATGCAAGCAGAACAAAAGAATCGTAATGGAAGAATGTATCCATTAGATGTTTTGCAAAAAGAAACCGAAAGATATGTAACAGAACACGTAATGAAGAATCGTGCTTATGGTGAGTTGGGACATCCAGATGGTCCAACTATTAACTTAGAACGTGTGTCACACATTACTAAGAGTTTACGTCAAGATGGAAATAATTTCATCGGTAAAGCAAAGATTATGGACACACCGTACGGCAACATCGTAAAGAATTTGATGGCTGAAGGCGCAACGTTAGGCGTATCTACAAGAGGCTTAGGTAGTCTTGTAGAAGGAAAAGATGGAACTAAAGTTGTTGGTAATGATTTTTATCTTGCAACTTGTGCAGATATCGTAGCCGATCCTTCAGCACCAGATGCATATGTACGTGGTATCATGGAAGATAAAGCATGGGTTTGGGACAATGGAATTATTAGAGAAGCCGACATTCAAAAACAAAAGGATGTTATTGTCAAATCTTCTAAGAAAGACTTAGAAGAAAACATGATAAAAGTCTTCAAAAATTTCATCTCCAAGCTATAATGTTTATAAATACATATACTAACAAATTTTAAATATCGTATAAAGGAGAACCTACTATGACCGATGTAAATAACAAGGATGATGAATTGTTGGAAGGAGAACTTCCACCTGCGTTAAAAGCAGCCATCGAAAAGAAAAAAGCTAAAGAAGTTGACACTGACGATAGCGAAGAGTCTGATGATGAAAAAGAAAAGATGATGAAAGAGAAAAAGCAATCAAAAATGAAAGAAGACATTGATGCTATTTTCTCTGGCGAATCTCTTTCTGAAGAATTCAAAAACAATGCTAAAGCTATCTTTGAAGCGGCGATTTTTGCTAAGGTAGAAGAAGCAACAACTAAATTAGACGAAGAATATTCTATTAAACTTCAAGAAGAAGTCAATTCGATCAATGAAAACTTGGTCACAAAAGTTGACGAATACCTTGAGTATGTTGTGACTGAATGGATGGAAGACAACAAATTAGCTATCGAAAAAGGCATCAAAGCTGAATTAGCTGAAGATTTCATGATTGGACTTAAAAATCTATTCACAGAGCATTATGTTGATATTCCAGAAGACAAAGTAAATGTTGTTGAAGAATTTGCAGAGCAAGTTGAAGTGCTTGAGTCTGAATTAGACAAAGCAGTAACTGAAGTTGCAAATTTGAATGCACAAATTAGTGTTTACAAGAAAGACCATATCGTTGGCGAAGTTTCTGAAGGTCTTAGCGAAGTTCAATCTGCAAAGTTGAAATCTTTAGCAGAAGGCATTGAATTTGTTTCTGAACAAGACTACAAAGAAAAACTTCTTCTAACAAAAAAGAAATATTTTGATGAATCTTCAAAAGATACAGTCAAAAAGGCGGCTCCAATGGACGATGATGTTTCTACTATCGAAGAATCATTCACTCCTGTAATGAACCACTATGTACAAAATATTTCTAGAACACTGAAGAAATAAGTTTTTATAAATAAATTAAACAATACTCAAAGGAGAAAAACATGAGCGTAGAAAATCTTTTAAAAAAATGGGCACCAGTTCTTGACCATTCAGAATTACCTGGAATTCAAGGCAGCCACAAGCGTTCCGTAACGGCACAACTTCTTGAGAATCAAGAAATTGCTTGTCGCCAAGATGCACACGGTTCTGGTGGTTATCGTAACCAAACTTCATTGTTGTCTGAAGCCGCACCTGCTAATAACATGGGCGCATCTTCATCTACAGCAGGTGATGGTTCAGTAGACATTTATGATCCAGTTTTAATCAGCTTGGTTCGCCGTGCTGCCCCTAACTTGATCGCTTACGACATTTGCGGTGTTCAGCCAATGACAGGTCCAACAGGCTTGATCTTTGCAATGCGTAGCCGTTACAAAACGCAAGGTGGTACAGAAGCCTTGTTCGATGAAGCTAACACAGCATTCCCATCTACAGCACAATCACAAACAGGTTCTTCACCTGCTGATTTGTCTGCTGGTACAGAGTACACACGTGGTACTGGTTTCACAACAGCACAAGCTGAAGCATTGGGCGATGGTTCTGGTCAAGGTTTCCAAGAGATGGCATTCTCAATTGAGAAAGTTGCTGTTACTGCACGTAGCCGTGCTTTAAAAGCAGAATACACAATGGAACTTGCACAAGACTTGAAAGCAGTTCATGGTCTTGATGCTGAACAAGAATTAGCTAACATTCTTTCTACAGAAATTTTAGCTGAAATCAACCGTGAAGTTGTTCGTACAATTAACTTGTCTGCTACAATCGGTGCACAAGAGAACGTTACAACTGCTGGTACTTTCAACCTTGACGTTGATGCTAACGGTCGTTGGTCTGTTGAGAAGTTCAAAGGTTTGATGTTCCAATTAGAACGTGAAGCTAATGCGATTGCTAAAGCAACTCGTAGAGGTAAAGGTAACGTGTTGCTATGCTCTTCTGACGTAGCATCTGCATTGCAAATGGCTGGTGTTCTTGATTACACTCCAGCACTTGCAAACAACTTGAACGTTGACGATACAGGTAACACATTCGTTGGTGTATTGAATGGTCGTTTCAAAGTTTATATCGATCCATATTTCGCCGCAACATCTGGTACACACTATGCAACAATCGGTTACAAAGGCACTTCAGCTTTTGACGCTGGTTTGTTCTACTGCCCATACGTTCCGTTGCAAATGGTTCGTGCAGTTGGTCAAGATTCTTTCCAACCAAAAATTGGATTCAAGACTCGTTACGGCATGGTCGCAAACCCATTCGCAACATCTGCCGCTGACGGTACAATCTCGTTCGCTAACAAGAACGTGTACTATCGCAGAATCGCAATTACTAACTTGATGTAATTGATTAAACCGAGACACATCGGTATTTAAAAGAGGACCTTAGGGTCCTCTTTTTTTGTCTGCATAAATAGAAGACAAGAGGAGATAACATGGCTACCCTAACAACAACACCCGTAAATAGAAGTTTTCTTTCGAACAACAAGTTTGATTTTGTGCTTAAGAGAATTCCCAATTTCACATACCTAGTGCAGAGTGTAAATTTACCTGGACTCGCATTGCAGTCTAGTTCAATTAACACGCCATTTTCTGCTGTTAGTATTCCAGGAAATCAAATTACTTTTAGTTCACTCACGCTAACATTCTTAGTTGATGAAGACATGCAATCATGGTTGGAGTTGTACAATTGGATCACACAGCTAGGCAATCCAAAAGGATACAATAAAGTTGGAACACTCACAGGCAGACCAGGCTCTGTTACTAGCACAACATCTGATGCAACATTGTTTATAAAATCAAATGCAAACAATCCAAATTTAAGATTTGATTTTGTTGATGTGTACCCAACCGATCTCGGAGAGATGAGTTTCACAACTACCGATAATCAAGAATTTGTTACATCAACAGTAACATTCAATTATGGTTATTACGAAGCAATAAACATTTGACATTTGCCTAGGAATGTGTTATTATGATGAATACGAATATTGACTTGAGGAATTATTATGACGCTAGATCAGATGATGGAAGAGTGGAGATTAGACGCCACAGTTGACTCCACAGAGTTGGGTATCGCATCTTTAAAGATACCAGAATTACACAGTAAGTATCTCAAAATTTATTTTGATGAAAGACGCAAACTCAAAGCACTTGAGTTTCAAAGCAAAGATTTATCTTTGAAGAAGTATGAGTATTACAATGGAAAACTCTCACAAGAAGAACTTGACGAACTCAATTGGGAGCCTTTCGTTAAACGATTGATGAAGAATGAAGTTGATATGTACCTCGACTCTGATAAAGATATTATACAGAATAATGTTCGCATAATCAATCAAAAAGAAAAGTTAGCGTTTTTGGAAGAAGTACTTAAGAACGTTAACCAACGCAACTTTCAGATTAAGAATGCTATAGAATGGAAGAAGTTTACGCAAGGTGTACAATAAACTCTATATCTCAAAAGTAGATGAAGTCTACGCACACATCAAGTGTGAGAACTCCGATGCAATGGAGTTGAATGAATACTTCAC